AGCCGAGCGCCGTCACTTGCAGACCCACTGACATGTATGCTTTGACGCCCATAAACTGAGGCGCAGGCACGTTTTCGGTTTGGCAATATCCAACCTCGCTAAAATCATCAGGACGCCATGCAATAAAGAATGGCTCAGTGTATCCGGCCTTTTGGAACGCAGACCAGTTTGCCTCGACCCAAGTTTTGTTGAGGTGCGTCCACTCAAAAGACGTTGCCAGCCATTGCCGCTTCTTTGACCGGCCAAGAAACGCGCCCGACATGGAATAAGCGGCGCGGCTTTCTGTAATGCGCCCATAATCAAGCGGCGAGTGCCCGCCAAAAATAGGGGCATCCATTTGCATCGCCTCACCGAAGCGAATGACGCCAATCGTCGGGGCAGTGCCTCCTGTGACGCTAATCCGAAAGCGTTGCGCGTTCTCGGTGCTGAAAATGCACATGATCGGCATGTCGTCAGATACGGCAGTCACAGGCGTAAGATCCGCCCATGCTGACCCGGTGTAATACTGCACCTGCACCGAGTTGCCGTTTGTGCCCATCGTGTGCGCAGCGATGCAGCAATAATCAACGTCAACCGCAGAACCTAGATCAAGCTCCCACGTTGCGGTCACGCTGCTAGGCTTCCACAGCTCGTATGTCAGCGAGTTGTTAGGCGCTTCGGCAAAGTAACCCGTCGCGGTGCTAGATGCCGCTGGGGTGCCCGCATACCACGTCCCTGAGTGCGCAATCCTCGCGTTAGTCAACGGCTGGTCTGCACCCGGTAGCGAATAGCCCGCCTCGAATATAACGCCCATTAAGCCATCCCCCGCACGTTTAGCGTTGCGCCGTCGCCAATCGCGTCGTTAATCTGCGCAATCAAGCCGCGAATAGACCCCTGAGAGGACTCAGACCCGCCGGACAGGTTAACGTCAACCGTGCGCGTGATAGATTGCGCCGCCGCAACCGGTGCCGCGCTTGCTGCCGATCCACCGCTTGCAGCACCTGTTGAGGCTTGTTCGGACAAGCTGCGACCTGCGGCGAGAACTTGCGCCACGGCTGCGAACTTACCCCAAAATGGAATGGTGGGATCTGCAAGGGCTTGAGACGCGCCAATAGCGGCGTTAACCAATGCCATTTGCTTGCCCGTTGCCCCCATAGCGCCAAGGATTTGAGACCCATACTGTTGATATATGCCAAGCGCACCAGACATCCCGCCCTCGGTTAGTCCGCTCATTCGGTCTTGATGCTCTTTCTCAAGGCGCTGCATCGCTGCGTGCTTGCCGCCAATCTCCGCCAATTCGGCTTCCGACGCTGTTTGCAGCAATCCTAGGCTTTCCTCATACCATTCTTCTATTGTCTCGCGCTCGGTTTGCAGGCTGTTTACAAGCGCGTCAATTTGGCCCGCTCTAGCATCGCCACCACCACCACCGCCGCCGCTACTTGGCTTAGGCGCGTTTGGGTCTGCGATTCCCGGCGCGCGACCGTCAGCGGATAGCCGCTGCTCCGTTATAAGCGCCCGCGCCGCCAACTGGCCCGCCCCATATTGCGCATATTGTGCGGCTAGTTTTTCGTTCTCCAGCAGGAGCAATGATGCGTTCTGAAACGAAATGCCTAGGTTGGCTGCTAACGTTGCCGCAGACTTTGCCGCATCGCTGATGTTTTCGTTGATATCAATGCCCGCAAGCTCAAGCGCTGCAATCGCTGCATCATTCAGGCCGTCTTCATATAACCCAACGTGAGTGTTAGCGCGCTGGATTGTGTCCAGGTTGGCCCGCAAAACAGCTTGCTCTTCCTCAAGAACTCGGATTGCATTTTCACCCAAGGCAACGCCCGTCGCTGTCGCACCATTCATCCGCTCCCGCATTGCGAGGATCTCGGCAGTCTTGTCAGCAAGTTCTTGTATCGCAGTATTCTCAGCCGAGCTTGTGCCCATGCGCGCGGCCCGCAAGCGCTCCTCTGCGTCCTCAACGGCATCAGCAAGCGCCTCAACCTGCTCGGCCATCTTCTTGGCCTCTTCAGACGCGCCAAACGCTTTCATGCCCCATTGAACAAGCGCGGCACCCCCGGCAATGATACCAATGGTGGCGAGTGACATAGGATTGATAATGCCGAGGAACGCAGCGCCAAGGCCGCGCAAGGCAGTCTTGCCCCCGCCCATTTGCGCCATCACCTGGTTGATTTGCGTACCCTGTTGCATGGCAAGCATAAGCGGAGACTGACCTGCAGCAAGCATCACGCCGATGTCGTTAAACTGCGCGCCGAGGTTCGCCGTGTGAGCCGTCGCCCCGCGCATTTGAACGCCTGCGACCTGAGCCGCGCGACCCGTCGCCTTTAGCTGCGTCTCGGTGCGCCTTAGTCCAGCCTCTGCGTCGGACGTTGTAGCAGATACCCGGATGTTAAGTGGAGGAAGGGCCATTGAGCGTCCATTCTAGTAGTTCATCTGCATCGCGTCGTGTCAGTTTGGTCTTGCCTACTGTCTCGCGGTCCCTGTGCGTCTCATATATCAAGAACCATTCCGCCATTGTCATCGCCCAGAACTCGCTGGGGCTTATGTCCCAAGCCAGCGCGCCCATAAACATGTTGTCCCAGCCGAGCTTTTCGGGCACATCCTCTAGCCTGACGTGCTTAGAGGTTTCGCCGCGTCTTTTTTTTTGGGCTGCGGCGAAACTGCCTCAAGAACAGCGTTCCAAATAGCGATAAGCGTCTCGCCGTTCATCTGGTTGATCTCGGCATAGACTGTTTCCTCAGTCACGCCGCGCCCGTTGTCGGCAGTCTGCAAGAGCAGGGCCAACACAAAGGCGAGGTGGGATGTCTGGGGTTGCCCGTTGCTTACGCCCCAAGCTAAACGCGGGATTGATACGTCGTTTTCGATACGGCGCAGTAAGCGCATTGTAGGCGTGACCAGATAGGACACGCCCGCAAATTCAATCTCGATATCTCGGAAAACCGCCATCTGTTAAGCGGTCGCACTTGTGATAGCGCCTGCCGAGATGAGCGACGTGGAGAACGTCACAGGCTCGTCGCCTTCAGCGCCGGAAGCCTCAAAGCTCTCGATAAACCAAAGCCCCGAATACTTGCGCAAGCCGGGGATCTCGATAATGAAAGTGTGAAGCGCTGTGGTGGAAGCTGCCGATGCTGCAAGTTGCATGAGGGTGTTATCGGTCAAGACGCCCTCGCAGGAAAGAGACATTCCTTTGGTGCCCACGTCGTTCAACATCGTCCGGACGCCAGAATCGTCCTTGTCTGTGATGTCGATTCCTGTATTGTTGATCGTGAGGCTTTCGGTGCGCGCCCCAGCAATGACAGCCGCGTCGGTTGCGGTGCCGCCGGTCGGGTCGTATTTGATCCGCAAGTTGCGGCCTGCCTGTGCTGCCATGATGCTGCGCCCTATAAAGTTTCAATACTTGGCGCTGTTTTAGCATATATCCGGCGCGCGTGCTAGCCCGCCCCTAAATCTGGTCGAACGTCACGCGCACGCGCAGAAGTCCGCGCTTTGTGTGCCCGTCTGGGTCGCGGCTATAATCTCCACTCTCGAACAGTGTGACGATGTGGTTAGCGCCGGATATGGTTAGCGATTGGTGATGCAACGCCGTGCGAACAGCAGCGCCAATTTGCTTGACCTGGAGCAAGTTGTTGCTGCGCGACCAAACGTCCATTTGGCAAAGCGCATTGCCCCCGTCGTCGGTTTTGGTGTCGCTTGCCGTGATAATGCTTTCGCCTATGACGAGATACGGAAACGCGCTGTCACTTTCCGGCAGGTCTGGCTGTGCCACGTCGGCATATACGCCTTGAATAAGCGCCATCAGCGGCGCGTTGCCCGTTAGCTTGGCGTAAAGTGCCCGCTGGAGATTGTCGTCTGCGCCGCTCATTTGTAAGTCCCTGCTATGACTGCCGTTATACGTGCTATGAATCGGGGGCGCATTGCCTCAACCGCTGGTTCCCATGCTGGCCTGGGCCGGATCTTGAACGTGCCGAACTCAAGCCACGATCCGTATTTGATGCGGGTCAAAACCACAACCGACATCTTGCCCGCCTTACGAAACAGGACGCTTGACCGAAGCCGCCCCGTGTCAACCGCAGGCGCGTTCTTTGGCGATGATGCAATATGGATCTTGCCGCCGCGCTTGTACCGCTTTCCGGTTTGGGGCGTGTTGGTGAAGCGCTTCTTGATGTCTTCTTGAAGCTGCAAGCCGGTCACGTTTACCGCCCGGCCCGCCGCCGCTTCCATTTCCGGCCCCAAGCTGTTGAGCGCGCTTTGCAGGTTTGCAAGCCCATCAAGGCGGATCGTGGTTGCCATTACGTCGCCACCCCGCCGTCGAGATCCAGCGTCAGCCACTTGTCGCGCAGCTCAAGATTGTTGATGAACCGGATATTGTAAGCGCGCGTGCGAATAACCACGCGGTCACTCTCAAGTAGCCCGTCAAAGTATCGGAACGTGATACGCCAGCGTGTCGTGGCCTCGGTGCGGTCAGCCGCATAGCGCTCGGAGCCTGACAGCGCTTTGACGTGCGCCCGGTCAGGTGCCCCGCTAATCGCCGCCCATGCCACAGTAAAGCCGCCCGCGCCGTCGCTTGTACGGGCCGCGCGCTCTATCGTGATGGGTTCGCGCAGCATCCCGGCGCTCATGTCGCAGCACTTCATTTGGTGGCCTTTATGTCGTTGGCATGAGTCATTACAAAGCCGCGTAGGCAATCAAGCCCGTGACGTTTGCCACAACACTGAGCGGCGTCGTGTCGCTGTCAGCCGCGCCCAAAGTAATTGCAAACGAAATTCCGATGGAAAAGTCGATGCCAATCAGCGCGGGCAGCGTAAAGCTGGAGCTTGATACGGCGGGAATGCCGATTGTGATGAGCGGCACATCGGTGCCGACGACAGGCGCGGTAGCTTTGTTGTAGAACTTGACATAGCGCACGCCGTCGCCACTGTTTTCCATATGCAGGATTGAGATGTTGGCCGGGACGCTGGAAACGGCGGTCGCGTTGGTGGTCGTGGCCGAGATGAATTTCTTATACGTTGGCGTAGCGCCCCCCGACGAAATGCCCACGTTGCCGATTTTCTTGGTCGTCTCAGCCTGCAACTCAATCGTGCCAAGCGAGCTAATCAAGCCAGACGAGTTCTCGTCTCTGTGACCGTATGCGACCGCCGAGATGGTGCCAGACGTGTATGCGGAAACCCTCGCGCGAACGTACTTTGTAAGAACGGGAATTTTCACGACGCGGATAGTTGTCGCTGTCGTTTGGCCTGTGGCGCTGGCAGCGGGGTCTGTTGTCGCAATAGAATAGAATGTAGTGTTGTCGTTTGACCCCTCGAAAGTAACGGTCGCTTCCCAAGTGCCTACAAGCTGCATTGAAATAAACGCGTATTCCTGAGCGTTAAGGCTCGGTAAAACGAACTCATTCAACGCCGTCGCGTTGTTGGTTGCCACGGTTACGGGAAGGGCATGGATGCCCTCGTGCCCGTCGCTTGAGTAGTTAATGACGTGCAGCGCCTTTGATACGGGATCGACTGATGCGAGGTCTGTGCCTGCGCCTGATTTGATTTCAACTGCCATGGTTCGCCCTGTCCTCAATCATTATGCAAACGCCCAATCAACCCGATAAAGGCCGTTCGCGGGCGCGTTTTTCATTGTACCGTATACAGTAAAACCGACCCCAGCGCTAATGTCGCCCGCCATGACGCGGATAGGGTCAACTAGCAGGTCGTCGGTTGGGTGGTCGGCTGTGGCCTCAATCCGCATTGATGCTAGGATAATCGTCGCGGCCTTAGCTGAGCCTATCCCTGTAACAGCGGTTTGCGCCGTCTTGTTGCTTGCCCCGAAGTCTAGCGTGACTGTGCCCGATGCCTTGGCGTCTGCTAGTATGCTCTTCATCCGCGAATGCCCCGTATATCGCCAGCGCCCTTTACCCATATGCGTTGATCGGCGTCAGTCATTCCAACAGCCTGAAAGTCCCAATCGCTAGGCCATGTATGCACAGCGTTGCCCTTCGCCGCGCCAGGATTGTCTGCGGTCTCAGATAAGTAGATGTAAGCCGTGGAAGCCGCTAACCCGTCAAACGCCAAGCGGGACGCGCCTTGCAGCACCTCCTGCCAAGTGTCGCTTAGGGTTAGCTCGAATGTGACCATCAGACGCGCTTCACTCGATACGCGCCAACCATTCCAGCCGCGCCGGACATTGAGTAAGCATCCGCCACATCGCAGCCGTCGCCCCGGTGCGCGTAAAGGCTTCCGGCCATTTTTTTGACCGCGCCCCTGAGCGTGGCGGGGACGTCTGACGCCGCGTCACCATATCCCGCGACATATGTAATCTCGATTGCGTTGATCGCACGCAATGCCACGGGCCATGTAGCGCCCCGCTTGAGGGCAATCCGCCCCGGTGCGCTGTACGTGTCCACATCAAACACGCTTGCCACTGTGACCGCCGTAGCGTTGCCGTCCTCGTCGTATACGTTCACGCCCGCAATGCTTTGAAGCGGATAGCGGGGCAGTGCAATGTCAGAATAGCTAGACGGGCCGTAAAGCTCAACAATGGAGCCCTGCCGCACGCCGTCCCACCATTCGGATTTTCCAGCAGGCCAGCTATCCAGAGCGACTAGCCATGTTTGCGTGATAAGGGCAAGCCCGCTCATTTCCTCGATGTATTCGCGGGCCTCTGCAATGAATGCGTTGGCCTCTGCATCGGGCAAGCCCGTGGCCGTCTCGCGCAGGAATGTGCGAAGCTCTGCCGCCGTGACAGGCTCAACAGCCGGGGCCGTCGTCTGCACATTCGCGCGGAATTGGTGAAGTGCTACGGGTGCGCGCAAGGCCATTAGCGGGCGTCCTTCTTAGGGCGGGTTGGGGTCGGCGCGGGCGGTCGGATCGCAACTTGCGAAGGCCACCGGTTCTGTCCGCCCTTTTTTACCCGGCCCTCAGTGATGGGCGGCGTGCGCTTCGTCTCTTGCGGCACAATAACTTTAGCCTCAAGCGCCGGCGCGGGGGATATCTCGACAACAGGAATGGCGCTTCGCTCGTCAACAGACCACGCGGCAACCTCACCCGTGACTATCTCGCCCAAAGCGAAGAACTGGACAGTGTGGCCGTCAGGTGCACAGCGGTATCCGTTGCGGTTTACAATCTTCGCGCGCATGGGTGCGGCCTCCTACGTTTTCGTTCTTATATCACAGGACGGGCGGCGCGTCACTTGCCATTTATGCAAGGCTGTTTGGGTGCTTGCTGTGGTCATACCGCGCCTCGACGTCCTTGGCGCTCGGCAGGTCGCAAGGCTCAAGCCCTACGCTGTAACCGCCATCGTCGCGGGCCACTGACACCGTAAAGCCGTCATAGCCATAGAACATGCCTTGCAAGCCCTCGCACGCATCAAGTAGCGACGTGTGGTCAGGCAGTGCAATGTGCATCCCCTGCGCCTTACCCAGTGCAATCCAGTATTCGAGACATGCCCGCCCGCGCTCGGCAAGGTGCGAGTTGGCATAGGTGTAATCGCAACCAAACAAGCTGACCTGTTGAGCGCCGCCCCAGACTGCTAGGGCCATCGCATAAGCAACAGTGCTGTTGAAATAGAAGTGCCCAGTGTCCCGCACCACATCAGCAAGCGGAAACGCTACAAGGCCGGGAAAGCGCGGGTCTGCAAAGCTGGTGACGACGGGGCCGGGGTGGACCTTTAGCCATTCCACCATTCCCGCGACGTTGCTATCGGGCCGATCAGCCGCGCGGGCTTCCTGCACTCGGATATCGTCCATATGAAACACGCGGTCGCATCGAAACACGTTGCCAAGCGCATTAACCGCCCAAACCTCGTCGCAATATGCAGCCGCGCCGCCCAGCTTCTTGACGTGGTTGGTGTATGCGTCAACCGATGGGCCTAGCCCTAAGATGGTGACGTGCTGGCCCTTCAGGAAGCCCTTTTTCATCTTCACTCTCCTTTGGCGCTTGTCGCAGCGTCTATCTGTTCAGCCGCCGCGCGTAATGCTTTAGAAATTGCTCGCGCCTCGTCTACAAGCCATTCGTCGCCAATAACTGCGGCATTAACGCCGTATGCAACATCTTGCACCAAACCTGCGACGTTGCACTGCACTTGATCGCCGTCTTCGTTCACCGCCAGAAAGCACACTTGGCCTTCTTGAACTGTCAGCCTTCCAGAAAGACCACATAAACGGCTAGTGAGTTCTTCGTCTACTGCGCTTTCCATAGCCTTGCGGGCTGCTGCAAATGCCTCGTCAAGATCTGGGTACTTATCCATAGTCACTCTCCCATAAGAATAGGGCGCAGCCTAAGCCACGCCCCACCTGTTCGCAAGTGCTAACTGCGCGCCGCTTATGTGGCCGCGACAGACGCCCCCACGTATGTGGTCGGAGCCTGAGCGGGCTTAGCCATGCGGCCCAGCGTGCGGATGACTGCATCTGTGCCAGTCGTGCCAATCGTATTGAAACGAATGTACCGCTTGGAGCCGTTGTAGCCAACAACGCCCTTGACGATGTTGTCGTCGCCATCGGCAGTGATTGTTACCGAGATTGTGCCGTTGGTGGTGTCAGCCGCTACAACGTCAGCCGCATCAGCCGCCGCAGTCGTGTCGCTGTGCTGCATTGTGCAAGTGAAGCCACCAGCAGCGCCTGCATCAGTCACAGCATCAGTCAACAGCTCAAGAGCCGCAGAACTGAAGCCGAGGGTGTCCAGCCAGGCCGAAGCGTTGGGCGTTACGCCGGAAAGTGTGTCTTTGCCAAGGTCTACGGTTTGGACGTTAGAAATATTATCACGCATGGGTTTACTCCTTGAGCGTGTGAGATTGGGGCGGCAGGATCACCGCCCCAATTTAGTTAGGCCGAAAGCTTGAGGATCTTAATCGCCTCAAAGTTCACCACATCGCCGCCGACCCGCTTTGTCGAGTAGAATTCAACATATGGCTTGGCAGAGTACGGGTCGCGCAGTGTGCGAATACCCATGCGGTCAACAATCTGGTAGGCCGCGCGCATGTCACCGACAGCGATAGAAAGCGAACCAGTTGCCGGGTCTGGCATGTCCTCAAACGATGCAACAGGATAGCCGAGCAATGTTGCAGGCTGGCCCGCCGCAATGCCTGGTGCCCAAAGGTAGGCTCCGTCGCTGTCCTTGGTCTGGCGCACAATCTTAGACGTGCCCCGGTTCATAAACCAGCTCGCGTTAGCCCGGTACTGCGCCTTGAGGTCATACAGAGCGCCGATAAGTGCATCGCCGCCAGCAGGTGCCGAAGCAAGCGCGCCGTTTGCGCCTGAGTTGGTCTGGTCGATGGTGCCCGGAAGTGTGGTGCCGTCTGCATAGGTCAGGAAGCCGCGTGGCTTGCCAACACCGTCGCCAGTGACGAACGCCGCATTTTCCAAGCGCATGAACCGGTCGGCAATCTTGCCCGCCAGCCATTGTTCGATGTTGATTTCGGCATCGTCCAGCAATTTCTGGGTTGCCAAAGGCTTGCCATACATCTCATGCACTGGGATGCGCCAAGCGCCAAGATCCGGCGTGGTAGTCGATGGTCGCGCCGCAGTCTCAGCGACCCAGCCCGCGCCCGCTTCGTTGAGGTCGAACAGACCTTCCAAGGCGTCGGTCGAGATAACTTGAATAGACGCATAAGCGCGCATGGGCGAAGTCTCAAAGACCTGCTTGACGATTTGGCCCGACATATCCGGGTGAACGACATAGCCGCCGGTCGGATCACCGCCAACGGAAAGCGTCTTGCGCTCGATATCGGTCAAGCTGCCCTCGCCCTTGCGCAGATAGGCTTCCTGCGCGGCTTTGAACGCCTCAAGCTCTTCGCCTTTGACCGTGCCGTGCATTGGGCGGTTGGTGAAGCTGGTAGCCGCGCGCTCAAACTGACGGGCCTTTTGCTCAAGCATCGCGTCGATGTCCACAGCGTTGCCGTTTTCGTCGGTCACAACGCGATTGGAACGCTTGGAAGCCAGGACAGCTTCGTCCGCAACCTTCTGCATCACGTCCATTTTTGCCTCAATCTTGGCAAGCTTGTCGACGGTCACAGGGTCTGCAACGCCCTTAGTCTCGATTTCAACAATCCGGGCATCGTTTGCGGCCTTGAACTCTTCAAACGCCTTGTTGACGCCGGTAATTGCGTCTTTAATTTCGTCAGCCATTGGTCATGTTCTCCTGTAGCTGGTTCAACATTGCTAGAAGGTCGTCAAGACCCTCCGTTTCTGTCTCGTCCTCTACAGCATCCCGCTGATCGGTCAGACCTTTGAAGCCGTGCGCCGCCGCAGCGGTGGCCTCTGCTTTAGATAGCCCTGCATCCCGCAGGAACTTCTCAAACTGTCGTATCGTCTGGACGCTCTTAACGTCCGTAACCTTGGCGGCGTCCAGCATTGGGAACGTCACTAGGCTAATCTCAAACAGGTCAATCTCGTCCAGTTGGCGGATTGAGCCGTTGCCTTGCTCCGAAGCGGCTTTGACAGAATAGCCAATCGACATGCTGTCTAGCGCGCCTGCCCTAAGCAATGCCATCGCCTCGCGTCCTTGCTGCACATCCTTCAGAATGCGGCCTTTGACGCGCAAGCCCCGCTCGTCCTCTGCAATTTCGTCCCATACGCCGATTACTTTGGTTGTGTCGTGCTGCCAAAGCATCTTGACCTTGCGACTGCCGAGGGACTTCATAAACGCGCCGCGTGCGACTACATCCATGCCGTTGTCAACGACATTGAACACAGACGCGTAGCCCTCAAACAGGCCGTCTTCGTCCGGTAGCTTCTTTAGTTCAAACGTCGCGGCTTTGTACTGCATGGACCTGCCTTAGCTAGAATTTGCAACCTTATAGCACAGCGCTGCAAAGTTGCAAAGTGTGGGGGTGTAGACGCCTCCGCCTGCCAAGCCGCCTAAAACCCGTCGTCAACAATATGCGCCACCGCACAGCGGCAGTTAATGACCGCGCTTGCTGGCAAGTCAGGATGCCCCGGAAACATGGCTTGGATGGTGGTCCCGTCCTTCTTGGGCATGGCAAACGGCTGGTCCATGTCAACGGTCTGCCCGTTCATTGATAGGTGCCCGAACTCGTCACCATCGCCAATCCGCCGCGTGCGCAGGTCCACAGAACTCAGCCATTCCTTCTGCATTGTCAGCCCGGTTGATCGTGCTGCCGCGTCTGCGCCCGCGTTGGCCGCGCCGTGCGTTTCCGTCCGAGCAATTAGACGCCCGCGCCCGCGTGATATGCTGCCAGTGTTGTCAGCGATGCCCTTGGCGATTTCGTTAATGCCTAAGCCGTCCTCCTGCCCGCGCGTGATTTGCCGCACAATCTGCGAGCGTGTGGTTTCCGCTATCAAGGTGATGCGCCGACGGATTGCCTCGCCTTGGATGTACTCTAGGGCGATGCGTTGGAAAAACTCGGCAAAGCCCTTTGTCTCAAGCACCAGACCGCGAGCCTTGCCCTGGTCAACAATGCGCCCGCCAAATGTGGCAACGGCTGTTGATGCCAAGCCCTCGAATATTTGCGCAAGGGTCTGTTGATGGTCGAGGGGTAGCGCTGGGGCCGATCCCGTTGCCTCATACTCAGCAAGCATGGCGCGCGTTGCCCTGCCAATCTCAGACGTAAAGCGCACCGAGAAACGGCGGTCCATTAGCTTCAGCAGCCGCATTTGCATGCGACGCTCGCGCGCAGGGGATAGGCCGGTCAGGCGGCGCATTAGCCCTCGTACCCAGCCGCGCGGATAAGCGCCTTTAACTCAGGTTCGGACATTTCAGGCTCAGACCCAAGCCCAGCCGATGCCTCGCCCAAGGGGATCTGCATTGACGGCACTAGCAGCACGTCGCCGCCTTGAATCGGCGGATATCCCATTGCCTCGCGCTTTTCGTTCACGGTCAAGCTGTTCGTCGCCTCGGTCATCTCCCACAGCTTGGCGCGGCGATCCACAATAGCGGGGATCTTCTCAAGGTCTGGCCGCAGATCTAGCCCGTTGCCTAGCTTGCGGCTTAGGTCGCCAGCAATCAAACCTAGCAACGGCAGAACTGTGTCTTCCCAGAACGACAAACGCGCCTCGGAATAGTTAGAATAGGTGTTATCGCCGGGGATGCCCAGCAACTGCGGAGGAACGCCCCAAGCAAGGCAGATGTCGCGCGCCGATGCGTTCTTGCTGTCGATGATGCCCATGTCCGTCGGGCTAAGGCCCATCTGTTGCCACTTCATGCCGCCCTCTAGCAACATGGGACGTCCTGCGTTCTGAGCGCCGGAATACTGGTCCTCGGTCTGCGCCTTGAGCCGCGCAAACTGCTCGTCTGACAATTGCTCGTCACCCTCGACCACAAGCGCACCAGACGGGCGCGCGCTGTTCTGCAGTAGCGCTTGCATCCAGCCCATTGAGGCGTTGTGGACGTCAATAGAATAAGCCGCCGCTTCGGTCGGTGCCAGCCCGTACCAATCACCTACCGGGTTGAACAGTTTGAGGTGCTGGATATCAGACGCGCCGGTCTTTGGGTCGGCATCAAAGAACGTTTTCCGCCCGTTCACTTCATAGCAATACTTCGCGGGGCGACCGTTGGCGCTCGGTATAATCTTCATCCGGTCAGGGCGTAACGCATACATCTCGCGCACGTCGTCGCCCACGCTGATGGTCTCGCGGTATCCGTTGCCGCTAATCATCAAGAAGCCGACATACTCCATGAAGAACTGCTCGGACGTTTGGAACGGGTTAGGCGTGCGGACGAGATCCAGCATAGGCGCTTCGGTCACTTCAGTGTCGCCGTTGAACGCGGTCCACTCAACTGAGGCGATGGACTCTGCAATCTTGTTTATCGCCTGATAGGCAACGACGTTCTGCACATAGCCTTCCTTGGCGAAGGCGGAATAATCGCGCTTTGACCATACGGGTTGACCCAGGCTAACAAGCTGCGTGTGCAACCGGTGCGCCGCGCTTTCCTTCGTTTCGGCTGGTGCCCGGAACCTATCTAAAAAACCCATCAAAGCGCCCTTATTCTCGGCTGACTGCGCCGTTTAATCATTGGCCCTATCGCATAGCGCAAGGCGTCGATCCCGTGGTTGTGGTCGTCAACAATCTTAGACGTGATGTCCTCGGTGTTGCGGTCCACTTTGTAGCTATATAGCCGAAATTCGCGCGATATGCTAGGACAGCGCGGATGCACGTATATCTTGCCGTAGGATTTGAGGTGTTCGATACCGTCCTCAACCGACCCCGGCCACTTGTCGCACGACTGCGCGCGGGCCATCCCGTGCCGCTTTAGGTAGCTGATACTCTCAGGGCGGGCGTTGTCCCAGCGTGACACGTCATTGCTCCAGCCGGGTATTTTGCCCTCGACAAACGCCGCCGTGTCGTCAATCTCCAGTTTCTTCTTAAACGCCTCATGCGAGACGTAAAGGTCGCATTGATAGATCCAGCACTGGATAGCGGCGGTCGGATCTTGCGAAAAGCCGAAGTCGCCGCCCTGAAACGGGCCTTCCCACGCGTGACTAGGCTCGAACTCCTTTTCCTCAACCTTGCCCGCGAATATCTGCGCGTCGGTGCGCGTAAGGAAAGCGCCCTCCCAAACGTGGTCGTAGGTGTCGGGCCGCAGCCGTTTATCGTCAAGCCGCTCCTGATTAAGAACCTCATTCCACCACGGATTGTCACGCCAGTTTAGCTCGGTGACGATGCAGCTTGTGGGGGTGTCCGCTATAAAGCGCTTGTGCGTTGCGCTCTCGCTGCTCTCCGGGTTGTAGCTTACCCAGTTTTCAGACTCATGTTCTCGGATGGTCGGCAACAGCTTGCGCCATGCGGCTTCGGAAACGCCTTCCGCCTCGTCCGTCCAGTTGCGCAATATGCGGGCCTTAGACTTGATGCTGTCGAGGTTGTGGCGCAGCCCTGCAAACGCAAACGAGACGCGCCGGTCTGCCGTGCGTATGTATCGTTCGCCTATGTCGAAGTGCGGCAACAGGTCCGGCTCAGACCGGATTGCGGCCTTTAGCTCTTCTAGGCTTGATTCGTCTAGGCTGTTGAGGTGTTCACGGCTGCATAGGAACATCCCCTCCGCGCCATTCTGTGCGAGCCGGAATGTCTCGACCGCTGCCATTTTTGCTAGGCCGCGCGTTTTGCCCGAACCTCGACCGCCCTTAACGACGCGGTGGCGGGCAGGGCGTGCGAATGTTTCGACTAGCTTTGGCGGCAGCTCGACCCTAAGTGTCGTCATCGCCGGGGATGCCCACAATGGGCTTGGCTATAAGCTCGATCTTGCTGATAGGCGTCATGCTGCCGTCGCTTGACGTGTTGTCGACTGTCTGCTTAGGCGTGCCAAGACCACGGTTTTCAGAGTCTGCTAACAGCTTCAGCATGGCCGCTTCGATTAGCTCCATAGTGCTGGCCCCGCCTGCCTCACTGGCATTAATAACCGCGTCCAGCAATCGGCCCCGGATGAGCGTTGCTTTTTCAGCGTTGGCAATTTCCATTTTGCGCTGAGCAGAGGTCTTGCCCCCAGGGTTGGCGTTGTTGCCTACCTTGAACTGCGTATGTTTCGGCGGCTTACAGTTGCCGACCTCGTAAGTCTCGGCTCCCGTCTTTGCGCGTGGTGGCTTGTCTGTCATGTCGGCCAATATAGGCCCCTTTTCGTGCGTTGCATAGCCCTACCCGTCCACCGCTTGATTTAGCGCCATGACAGCCACGTCGTAGAATTGCTCGTCATCTATGTGCGCCGCGTCTTCCTGCATACGTTGCCGCATCCAGTCCACTAGGTCTGCTTTGAGTGTGTCGCGGGCTTGGGCGCTGCGTTCGGCTTTGGTCATGGGTCAAATGGCGGGCGCGAGTAAAAATGCGACAGCGCCAGCATTAAGCACCTCCTTCGCCCGAAGCAACCGAGGCTGCGCAGCTTTGGATACGTCATCCAAGCGGCGGCGAACGGGTTGCGGCGTTTTAACTTCATGTCTCTCCCCTTGGGGTTAGATGCTTAGTGTGGTTGAGCGCGCTAGAGCATTTCCGTCTTTCACGTATTTCATCTACGCGAAATTTGGAACACACCACATCAAAGCGGCTTAGAATGCGCTTAGCTCTCCACCTTGGAATCGAACCAAGCAATCAACGGTTAACAGCCGTTTGCCACCACCTTGGGGCCAGTGGAAAGCAAAGCGCACCCTGCCTTCTGTCGTTAGTTTGAGCGCGCCCACTTTATGGGCATCACAGGCTTACGTCAACGCTGTGAATGGACTAAGCCGCGCTCATGAGGTGTGACGATGAATCCCAACTAGCCACAAGTGGTTGGCCTGTCATTCATTGGGTTGCGTCACACCACAACAAAGCGGCTCTTAATCACCTTGCCCCATTGCGCGCGACGTTGCAAGCCTTGGGGTTAGCGGCCCGCGCACTCCAAAATGCGCGGGCTTGCCCGTCTCGTGGGCTAATCGACAACTCAACCGGGAGAAAGGATTGGCCTGGCCGTTGTTGCGGGTGTATGTGCTGATATCGGGGGAAACTATGAAACCCCGAGAGGCGCGCGACCGCCCGCTGCGCTAAGTTATGCTAGACCGCAGCGCCCTCGATGTCTACTGCTGCTTGGGGCGGCGGCGGTAGGGGCATCCAGTGGGTGGCGAGTCCATCCAAATATGGGTGCAGTCGCCCCAATCCGTCCATGTATGCTATAAGTTGTTCGCCCTTTTCCATGTGGCAAACGCAAACCGTGCAGTCCCAATCATCACTATTCGCATCGCCCACAAGAAAAAAACCTTCCTTGGGCGCTGTCTCAATCGGTTGCCAAGTCATGTCGGCACCTTCCGCCACTGGTCAATGAATCCTGCGCCTTGCATCCCTGCACATCCGTCGCTTTTCACCTTGACGCCTTCAGGGCGCAGGTTGTGGGCAGTATTGCACCCTGTTACCTCAACCCAAAACTGCTTGCTGTATCTTGTGACCATAATCCGGTCGCCAACTTTCAGACCCAGCGCGCGCAGACCTGCCCCGACAAGCTGCTTGTTTAGCTGCACGGTTTGCGTTCGCAGCTGCTGGAGCTGGGCTTTGATTTCGTTCACTTCGTCCATATTCATGCCTCGTTTGCTTGGAAAAAGCGCACGGCCATGTTCCGTGCATTCCTGGTTAATCCATCTGTGCCCTTCAGGTGCGCTGTCAGTTGTGCATGTGCATTCACCAATCATCGTGTCGTCTCATGTTGCGGTGTTTGGCGCAGTTGCCAAGTTGGTGAGCCTTCGCCGTTGCTTGCGCGTCGGATGACCTTGCCACGGATCTCCATGGCTTTTAGCGTGCGGCCCACTTGCGTTTCGGTTGTGTGGTGGCCCATGGCGCGTATCGACACGGCCAAAAATCTGGATGACAACAACGGGGAATCGGCCAACGTGTTTTTGATCTGCCCCTCTAGTTCGCTATCAGTCATCGCCCTAATTCCCTTGCGTTTACGTGTTGGAATACCATGATGTCGCCATTAGTCCCGTTTTTTTTGCGGCCTATGGTGCGCGCGGCGTGAAAAAGAATGCTTTGGCGATACAACAGCGAAAGAGCGGCTGCAGCGGCAATGCGGGTTGTTTGCACCGGGTTTGGCTTGGTGTAGCCGTTTGGCGTTGAGATGTTGTTTAGGCTGGTCACAACGTCATCAAGAACGCGTGGCCGGTTGTCGCGCATAAGCGCTTCTACGCGCGCGGCGCAGCATGGTTCGGAGGTTGTTGATGCGTAGCTCATGTCGTCACCCGTGGCTTAGTAAGCCGCGGAAATAATACTTGCATATCGTTTATCCTTCGTTTGGGTGGTGGTGGGGTTGTTGGTGGCGGTGGGGCTACTTAAGCGCCCAAGCATCATTTGCGGTATACCAAGCGCGGTCTGCAATCTCGAAAAACATCTGCACAGGGTCACCATGACGCCGGTGAATGCGGACAAACGCATTGGGGCCATTGATTGAAAGCACTTCCCAAAATTCTTCGGTCCAGCTTTGGTCGCCACGCTTAAAGTCTGCCGAAACTGTGTAAAAGTTGCCGGGTTTTGGCATCGCGCTTGAGGTGTCCGCCATCATGCGGGCGGCATCGCCGTTTTTCTTTTGCCGGTCCCAAATTTGTGTAAGCTCTTTTTGTGTTGGAAAGTTCATTGTCTTCGTTCCTTTGTCTGCTTGGTGGTGGGGTTGGTTTAAGCTGTATGGTCTGCCCTAAAATACGCATCGGGGCTGGCTTCCAGCAGGTCGGCTATCTTTTTGAAAGATACGCCTCGGTCATTTAGAAAGGTAAGGCCCTCACTGGCTGCACCTATGCCGCTTCCGGCGGATGTATGCAGCCCCAATGCTGTCACCACATAAGCCGGCGCATTCTCGTAGTCACCGTCGTAACTGCGTGCGTCTTTCCCTTGAAGAGGGCTGTCCCTTCTTACCACCACCTCATCACTGATAAACTCTTGAGCTGCTACGCCAAGACAGCAATGTCCGTAGCAATCGTGCAGTCGGCCCGTTGTCTGCTCGTAGCGACCACTGCGCAGCGCCGCGATCCACTTGGCTTGGTTGGGTGTGAGTTTTTGTGTAATTGTCTTCGTTCCTTTGTCTGCGTTTCGTTTCCTACCCCATGTCTAGCGCCCCCCGCCGCCCCAAGCAAGCGCTAATCGACGTTTGGGCAAAGATAACGCAAAAAAAACCTAACGCGGCCTAACAGCACCCCGTGTTAGGCGTTAGCGCCTTGTTTTAGCAACGGAATACCCCCCTCCCTATATATATATAACTACTTTTAGAAATATATATATAGAAGGGGGGGTCCTCTGACTGAGAGGGGTAGACACTACAGTACTGTATAGACCCACATACTGTTTTTATTTGCGTTAGTGTTATTGTGGGGCATATCAGGCACTTAGCGCTAACAAACCCTAACATGGGTGGGTGCTTTGGGCGTGCACGGGGTGTTTGCACGTTTTTGCACGCTTGCTTTGCACTTTGGTTTTGCGCTAGTGTTTGCGGGCCGGGAGTGCATCAACACTCGACCGGCCCAATCAAACCAGCTTATCAGGAGCCGCTTCGATGCCTCATTCTATACCCAAAGACCTTGCCGGTGCAAACGCGCCGTACCTCAAGCCCTGCCCGTTCTGTGGTGGAGGCGAACAGGATTGGAGATATATTCGGGACGGGCGGTCGCTCTGTTGTTCCGAATGCGGCGCTGGGTTTAATAGATACAATGGCCCGATCGGAAACACCGCCGAAGACCGCATCGCTGGCGCATGGAACACCCGCACGGACCTGCCCACCCTAACCACTGAGAACGCGCTGTTGCGTAACGCCTTAAGGTGGGTTGAGGCGTCTAGCGGGTGCCAAGCATCACGCATTATTGCAGCAGCAGTATTGGAAGGGACAGACACATGAGCGATGCACCAGAAACGATATGGGCGCTCTACACCCCCGAAGTTGGGTTCATCGTTGCTAGCGATGAACCTATCGACGTGGCTGTGCAATACACCCGCGCCGACCATTCGCAAGCCCTGATCGCTGCGGCCTACGAAGCGGCGGGCGAACACCTTAACTGGCAGTGGTATCCGGACGAGGTTGCGGGGGCCGTCCGAGACGGTGCGAAGGCGATTCTGCAACTCACCCCAGCCGACGCCCAGGCCGCGCTTGATAAGCTGATAGCCGATGCAGAGCGCCGGGGCATGGAGCGGGCGGCGCAGATAGTAGAACCTAACAACCCTAGAAACGACTGGACCGAATACGCGCGAATTGGTGCGGTGAAGGCCCGCCTCATCCGCGCGGAAATGGAACCTAAGACATGACCGACCCCCTAGACAGTTTCCTTGACCACCTGCGCGCGTTTGAGATTGCGCCGTCTGACCCGTCCGAGATCATCGCGGATGACAAGCGGCGGCGGTATCGCCTCGACGGTGACAAGCCGACGGTCAAAAACGGATCTTACCAGCTGAAAATCGAGGCCGATGGTTTCGCGGTTGGCTGGGCTTTGTCATTCCGCGAGGGCGTGACGCACGCCTGGCACACGAAAAGCGCACGCAAGGCCGACCCTGAGGAGCGGGCAGCGTGGAAGAAAAAGACGGCCGACGCCAAGTTGTTGCGCGAGGCTGATACAATCAGGCTCAACCGTGCGGCAGCGGACAAGGCGAAAAGCATCTGGGCGCGGGCCAGCACGACGGGCGAAACCGAATACCTAACCCGCAAGAATTGCAGCCTAAACGGCGCGCGGGTTTGGAATGGCCTTGTCGTGGTGCCGATGTATGCAGCCACGGGCATTGTTGGGGCGCAGTTTATCCAGAGCGATGGTTCCAAGCGGTTCCTAAAGGGCATGGCGAAAGAGGGCTCATATTTCCCCATCACGACAAAGGACGAACCCAAGTTTACCATCGTCATTTGCGAGGGCTTTGCGACGGCGGCAGCAATTAGGACCGCGACCGGTTGGCCTGTTGTAGCGGCATTTGACGCGGGCAACCTCAAGCCCGTAGCAGTGGCGATGCGCAAGAAATACCCAGATGCGCGGATCATTATCGGCGCGGACAATGACCAATGGCGAAGCGAGGGCAATATCGGCGTTGAAAAGGCCAATCAAGCGGCAGTTGCAATCGGCGGCGCGCAGGTCATTAAGCCGTTTGTTCCAGACGACGACGCAGAAAAGCGGACGGATTGGGACGATATTTTGCGCAGTGAGGGCGCGGATGTTGTGCGCGAGGCGTTTATGTCCCTGCCCGAACCTGACTACGACCAGCCCGAATATGAAGAGCGCGATTATATGGGCGAGATGCCAGAGGTGGCAGACGACACGCTGGCAAAGATCCGGCCACTCGGTCACAATCGCGGCTTGTATTCTTTTTTCCCACGGGCGGCGGGGCAAATTGTCACGCTATCCGCCACGGGGCTAGGTCGGGTGCAGTCGCTCTACATGCTGGCCCCGCGCGGGTTTTGGGAGCGGCAGTATGGCGGCGATAAGATTTCTGACAGCGCGATTTGTGCGTTTGCGAGCGCGCACTTGATGGAGGCTTGCCACAGCGTTGGGGTCTTCCAGCCTGAGACGACGCGCGGGGTCGGCGCTTGGATGGATGGGGGCGTGCCTGTGATTAACTGCGGTGACGCGGTGATAAAGGGCGACACCCGCACCCACCCGGCAGAGTTTGAGGGCGAGGCGGTCTATGAAAGCGGCCCGCGCGTTGTTCATACAGGCACGGCTGCGCTGAGCAACGCTGATGCTGCGAAGGCTTTGGCGTTGATCCGCCGGCTGCAGTGGAAGCGGCCTCAATATGCGTATCTGTTGGCGGGCTGGCTTGTGTTAGCGCCAGTTGGCGGCGCTTTGACCTGGCGTCCGCATATTTGGATCACTGGCAAGTCGGGCGCGGGCAAATCGAGCGTGATAACTGAGGTGGTCAAGAAGATGCTGGGCGACGTTGGGCTTTGCACTGAGGGCGCGACGGAAGCCAAGGTGCGCGCTATGATCGGGCAGTCTACGCGGCCTGTGGTTCTTGACGAGGCGGAAAGCGAGACGGCGCAGGCGCGGCTTGAGATCCAGAAGGTGATTAACTTCGCCCGCAAATGCTCAAGCGGCGGGATCGTGGCGAACGCGAATGCCAGCTATCGGGCGCAGTCGTGTTTCTGTTTCGCGGCAATTAACCCAAGCGTGGAGCAACTCGCGGACACGGCGCGGATCAGCATTCTTGAGCTTGCCCGTGATTCCAAACATGACCGGCTTGACACTTGGGGCGCGCTACTGTCGGACATGCGCGAGGTGTTTACAACCGAGTATTGCCAGGCCATGCAAGCTCGGACGATGGAAAACCTGCCCGCGTTGTTGGATAATATCGCCACGTTTACGCGGGTTGCGTCAAAGATGTTTGGCGATGCGCGGGCAGGCGACCAGCTTGGGCCAATGATTGCGGGGGCCTTTAGCCTGACCAGCACAAGCAAGATTAGCGACGAGGCAGCAACAGCCTGGATGCAGAAACAAGACTGGGATTGGCACACGCAGACGCGCGAGACCGAGGACAGCGCGGTCTTGCTAACCCATATCATGACGAGCCGGATTCGATACGATCACGCAGGCATGATGCGCGAAAGCACGATTGGCGACATGGTTGCGCTTGCGTCTGAGGCCCACAGCATCGGCCACGAGGGCGCGGTGTCTGGCCTGCGCTCATATGGTATCAAGGTCGATGACGGGCGGTTGATCATCAGCAACACAGCGCCCCAGTTGCGGCGGATATTGGCCGATACGCCATACGTGCCGTGGGCGCGCGGGTTGTCTGAAATACCGGGCGCGGTTGCAGAGAAGCCGGTGTATTTCATGGTCGGCCTTATTTCGCGCGCGGTCAGCTTCCCATTGTCTGCGGTGACGGGCGACACTGAGCCTGCGGATGAAGACTTGCCGTTTGATTTGGAGGATGTGGGGTGATCTCGCTATACGACGACCAGCAGGATTTGATTGACCGGGTGCGGGATGCAATGCGGCACAGTAAGTCGATTTTGTGCCAGTCTGCTACCGGCAGCGGTAAGACCATCATGGGCGCTTACATGATTAGCAAGGCGGTGGCGAAGGGTACGCGGTGCATTTTTGTGGTGCCCCGGCGCGAGTTGTTGCGGCAGACGGCCAAGACGCTTGAGCGATACGATATTTCGTTTGGCTATGTGAGCGCGGGATACGGTCGCAACGGCTTGGCGCAGGTGCAGCTTGCGACGGCTGGCACGTTGGCGGGACGTCTGGACGAGGCACCGAGGGCGGGCTTGGTCTTTATTGACGAAGCACACCACGGCGGGGCGGAATTGGAGCGCATCATAGCCCACTACAGGGCGCAGGGGGCATGGGTCATAGGTTTGAGCGCCACCCCCCTCAAAACGTCCGGCAAGGGCATGGGCGAGTGGTATGACGCGCTCGTGTGCGGCCCTAGCGTTGCTGAGTTGATGGCGGCGGTTCGGTTGTCGCAATATCGGATGTTTGCGCCGCACAAACCCGACTTGTCCGGCATCAAAACAGTCATGGGCGACTATGCGAAAGGCGAGGTGTCGACCCGAATGGAGGACGACATGGTTTTGACGGGCAACGCGGTGAGGCATTATGTGCAGCACGCGCGGGGCAAGCTAAATGTTGCGTTTTGCACTAGCGTAAAGCACGCTGAGATTGTTGCGGGTGAGTTTCGGGCGCAAGGCGTTTCGGCGGCGGCAATTAGCGGCAAGATGAAGGACGACGAACGGGCGCAGGTCATCAAAGCGTTTGCGCGTCGTGAGCTGCATGTCTTGGCGAATTGCAGCCTGTTGACGTTTGGCTTTGACCTTGCGAGCGCGGCGCAGATGGACGTCACAATCGAGTGCATGTCTGACCTTGCACCCACCAAATCGCTGCCCTGGCAGATGCAGAAGTGGGGCCGGGTTTTGCGCAAGAAGGCTGAGCCTGCAATTATATTTGACCACGCGGGCAATGTAGACCGCCACGGATTGCCGGATGATGATCGGGAATGGTCTCTAGAGGGCGCGAAAAAGAAGGGCGGCAACAGAGAGCCAACGAAGCCGCTGCGCCAATGCCCAAGCTGCTACTTCGTTCATCGTCCGTCGCCAACGTGTCTACGTCCAGGCTGTGGGTTTGTGTATCCGATTGACAGCCGCATGGTCGAGGAAGTTGAGGGCGATCTGGCCGAGGTAATGGAACGGCAACGCAAGGTTGACGCGCGGCAGGAACAAGGGCGCGCTGAGACGCTTGAGGATCTGCTGGCGGTTGCGGCGCGGACGGGAAAGAAACCAGGTTGGGCGCGGCATGTGTTTGCGGCGCGGCAGAAAAAGAGGGCTAGCTCATGATTTGCACGAACACTATAATGCTGGCAACAGACGACAGCGACGACGGCGTGTCAGACGCGCGGTCGTTTATTAAGGCGCAGGCATACACGGGGGAAGACGTGCGGCTTGTGCGGCGTGAGGGGCAGGCGCTTGTCATTGCGAAAAGGCCGGTTAATACTGTGCCATGGGAAAACCAATGACCAAACGATCCGAGGCCAATATATCAAACGACTGCCAGCTTGCGGTGTCCGCTGCGGGGTGTCTCATTTGGCGCAATAATGTGGGATGCCTGCCTGACCGAACTGGCCGACCGGTGCGCTATGGCGTTGGGGGCAATGGTGGCAGCGACCTGATCGGCATTGCCCCTGACGGCGTATTCTTCGCCGTGGAGTGCAAAGCCGCACTAGGCCAGCCCACAACCGTTCAGCTAAATTTTATCGCCGCTGTAATAAAACAGGGCGGTCGGGCTGGCGTTGCGCGGTCTGGTGATGAGGCTGTGGCTATCGCGTTGGGGGGTTAGGCTCCCTCACCGCGGCCTCGGCATTTTCAACAAAGTGATTCCAGAGCGCAGTCATTATGCGCGCATGGGTAGGGCTGTTTGGGGATGTGCCCGTATGACAGAGCACCGTCTCGGTGCCAGCCAAATACAGGCCGTGCATTTCCTGCGGCCCTTCCTGCTCAAATTTCTCTGTGGTAATTTCGACGCTGGACTTTGTTTGAGCGGCATGGCCGCTTGCATCAAGTGCGTCGGTCGACCCCCACTCTACGCGCCCGATGGATACCGCCGCTTGCTGCATTTCTTTCAAGACATTATCGCTCATGACTTATCCTCCTGTGCTTTGTGTTCGTCGGCGGTCATGCGCAACGAGCGTTGCAATTCCTTGTTGCTGGCCCAGCGTTCAAGAGTTCGCGCGCGCCGATTGAGGGCGTTAGACATGAAGTGGATTTGTTCGTCTCGGTTTAACGGCGGGGTGGTCATGGCTTAGGCTCCTTTAACGCTGTGCGGGCCACTTCTTTCAAATATTCAGTATCGTTTGCTATCGAAATAGCAAGCGGTGAAAGGTGGTCGCCGTCTTTTTCCGCCTGCCTTTTGAAATCTGCCAATGGGTTTGCGATAATTACAAGCGCCGCGCTAAGCCGCTCAATCTCGTTAGCCGCCTGACCTAGAATTGGCGTCATAAATTTCGATTGCTGTTCGCGCAAACGGTCAACTAAGTCGGTCATCCCTTATCCTCCTTTGCTTTCGAGCCGTCACGCGGCCCTCCATTTTACACCCTCACCCTACGCGCCCCGCCTATTTTACGCAAGGCCTCATTTAGCGGTTGCGCGGTGGGGCGTTTGGGGGGTAGGGTGGCTGCATGTTAATAAGGGGGACACTCAAATGACCATCAAATACCACGGCGACATGGTGCAGGGCAGCGACGAATGGCACGCGGCACGGTGCGGGCTGATTACCGCATCCGAGGTTAAGCTGCTGGTTAACATCCCCGAGCCAGAAACGCGGATCAAAAAAGACGGCACGCCATACAAACAACGCAGCATGTCCTACGCTGACAACGACAAAACCCGCGCGCATATGTGGGAGTTGTTGGCGCAGCGCATTTCAAAATACGTGGAGCCAGGCTATATTGGTGACGCTATGTTGCGCGGCTGGACGGACGAGATCACCGCGCGCGACCTCTATTCAAAGCACCATGCACCGGTGACTGAGACCGGGTTTATCACCAATGACAAATGGGGATTCACGCTTGGATATTCGCCTGACGGCTTGGTGGGCAATGACGGCCTATGGGAGGGCAAAAGCCGCCTGCAAAAGTATCAAATTCAGACTATTGTTGAGGACAAAGTTCCCAGCGAGTTTATGATGCAACTGCAAACAGGGTTGCTCGTAACTGAACGCAAGTGGATTGACTTCATTAGCTACTCCGGCGGGTTGCCTATGTACGTCAAACGAGTTTATCCTGACGCGGAGATCCAAGCGGCAATCATTGACGCAGCAACAGCATTCGAGATAAAGCTGGCCGAGAATATGACCGCCTACACAGCCGCGCTGGCAGCAATGCCCGTGCTAATTGAAACCGAAAGAGACGTAGAAGAGGAAATAATGGTATGATTGATATTAGCAAAACGACCGAAGCCAAGAGCGACCAGCTTAACAGCGACGACCTGATCGGTGGGCCTCGCACAATTACCGTAACGCGCGTGTCAGCCAACGAAGGCGGCGAGCAGCCAATTAACGTGTTTTTTGAGGGCGACGGGGGCAAACCGTTTCGCCCATGCAAGGGCGTGCGCCGGGTTATGATGGCAATTTGGGGCAATGACGGGTCAACGTATGCGGGGAAGTCTATGACGATTTGGCGCGACCCTAGCGTTACATGGGCCGGCATGGCGGTGGGCGGCATTCGCATCAGCCACATGTCCCATATGGAGCGCGACACCACGCTTGCGATTACGGAAAGCAAGAAAAAACGCACGCCGCTAACTGTCAGAATGCTGAAGGTCGAAGCACCCGCCGCGCCTGTGCGAGACCCCGCCGTAGAGGCCGCAGCCCTTGCCGCTGCAGCGCAGGGCGTGGCGTCGTTTACCGCATGGTGGCAGAGTGATTACGGTGTGGCAAACCGCGCGTCTGTTGGCCCGGTCAAGGAAGAGTGCAAGCGCTTGGCCAATGAGTTTGAAAAGGCGCAATTGCCGGATAGCGGGGAGGGGCCGCCGATGTGAGCGCGCGCAGAGACGACCTAATTGAGTTGCTGGCTAAGGTTAAGGCGGGGTCATGCTCAAATGACGGCTCTATGTATAGGGTATTTGGTGCGGACTGGTGCCATTCATATGACGCATACAACGGCAACTTAAACGCGGCCAAGGCGCTGCATGAGGCGGTGTTGCCGGATTGGCGTTGGCGTTTTGATGATAAGTATGGGGACGGATCACCAGAAGAATACTGGTACAGAACGGCATGGGTTTCTAGTCCGCATAGCTGGAGAACGGGACAGACTTCACGGGTCAAATTCGGCAATGACGCCCGCGCATGGCTAATCGCAATCCTCAAGGCGCTTAT